GGACGCCGTGCGGCTGGTGAACTGGATTCCGCGCCCCGGCTACGTCCAGACGCGCCGAGGCTATCAGTTGCACGCCGAAGGGCTTGGCGGGCCTGTTGAAACGCTTGTGGCGTTCCGTGGGCCATCTACTCAGCGGATGATCGCTGCGGCTAACGGCAACCTCTGGAACGTCACCACGGGCACGCCGTCGTCTCTTGGGTCGGGCTTCGCCAACAATCGCTGGCAGTGGGCTAACCATACGGGCCGGCTGATTCTCGTTAACGGGGCCAGCACGCCACAGGTCTATGACGGAACCAGCCTCACGGCGCTGTCTGCGACCGGCCCCACGCTGACGACGCTATGGGGCGCTAACACGTTCAAGGGTCGCGCTTTCTATTGGGCCGAGAACGCCTAGAGCTTTTGGTATGCGGCGGCTGGCAGCTATCAGGGCACGCTCACACAGTTCAACCTTGACCGCCAGTTGACCACGGGCGGCTCGCTGGTTCAGATGCTTAACTGGACGAACGACGGCGGCGACGGTGTGGACGATTACGCCGTTTTCGTGTTCTCGACCGGTGAAGTTCTGGTGTATCAGGGCGACGACCCCGGCAACGCTGCGGCGTGGTCGCTTATCGGTCGCTTCCAGATTGGTGAGCCGCTAGGCATCCGCGCACACGCGAAGGTCGGCGGCACGGAAATCATCGGCACCACGGACGGCTACGTAGACCTTGCCGTTGCCCTCCGCGACGGTCGGTATTCGGAGCAGTCCGCGTACTCGTCAAAGATAATCCGCGCAGCCAAAGACGCGGCGCGGGATTACGCAATGCTCTGGGGCTGGGAAATGATCCTGTACCCCGCAGGGCAGCAGTTCATTGTGAACGTGCCGATTGGCACGGACGCGGCAATTCAGCATGTGCGCGAAACGTCTAGCGGCGGCTGGTGCGAGTTCAACGGCATGAGTGCCCGCACATGGTGCGTCTTTGACGAAAAACTCTACTTTGGCGATCCGCAGGGCCGCGTCATGCTCGCTGACTTCGAGGACAGCGACAACGGCGCAAACATCTTGTCGATTGCCATTCCGGCCTTCAACGCCCTTGGCTCGCGTGCGACCCGTAAGCAGTTGACCGCTTCCAACATCGTCACGGACTACCAGTTCCCGCAGGGCTGGTCGGTTGACGGCCTCGCGGACTTCAACACCTCGTTTCGCACGACGCTCCCCGAGGGCGTGGGCGTCGGTTCCGGCACTTGGGACTTCGCGGATTGGAACACGACCGATTGGGTGCTTGACGGGTCGGGCCTGCCTACGGTGTCGGCCTGGCGCAACACGGCGGCGATTGGCTACACGGTGACGGTTGGCGTTCGCGTCAGCCAACGCGCACAGAATATCCGTTGGTATTCGACCAACCTACAGTTTAGGCAAGCGGGGACTATCTAACATGGCTTGGAGCGGCGGCACTTTCACCCGCACGAACGGCACGTACAACGGCGGCGCGGTTTGGGCGTCCGATGCTGCGGCGGCAATCAAGATTCGCGCCGATCGACACGACACGCACGACTAGGATTTGGCGCAGGGCATTAACGCCTGCCTGAACAAGAACGGCCAGAACTCGCCAACGGCTAACATTCCGTGGGGCGGGTTCAAAATCACCGGACTTGGCGCGGCCACGGCCAACGGTGACGCCGTGCGCTGGGAACAGATCGTTCCGGTTGGCGGCGGATCGTTTACCGGAGACGTTAGCGACCAGCGCGGAAACTTCCGCGACATTCCGCTAAACACGCAGAACGCAACTTATCAGTTCACGCTTACGGATCGCGGGCGCACCGTCATCAAGACGAACACGACCGCTTACACGTGGACGATCCCGCTTGAGTCAACGACAAACTTTCCCGATGGCTCTGCCATCACCATTTGCAATGACAATGGAACGGGAACCGTAACAATCTCCCCTGCGGGCGGCGTGACTTTGCTAAACGGCGCAACTTCAGGCTCTTTCAGTCTTGCGGGCAACGAAACGCGCACGATTTTGAAGGTCGGCACGAACCGCTGGCGGGTCGTCTGATGAGTTCGATTCAGGCGCTTGTCGGTCTAAGCGGGACTCCGTTTAGCTTCACCAACTTGTTGCATCTTGACGGCACGAACGGATCGACCACGTTCACGGACGTGTCGGGCCGGTCGTGGTCGCGTCTCGCAACGTCAGCGCAGATCAGCACGGCGCAAAGCCAGTTCGGCGGCGCTTCGCTTCTGCTGAACGGTGCTGACGCGATTGAAACCCCGTACAACTCCAGCGACGACTGGACGAACGGTAACTTTACGGTCGAGGGCTGGTTCTACGCGACGACGCTTGGCGCGGTAAACACAATGGCTTCTCAGTGGAACAACGCTGGCTGGCTTTTGTATCTTCAGAGTACGGCAATCGTATTTGCGTGGGCTCCGTTTAGCACTTCTTCAAACCTCATCAACGGCCCCACGGTTTCGGCAAACACCTGGTACCACGTAGCCCTAGTCAAGAACGGAACAACGTTTACCATCTACCTAGACGGCACGAACGTTGCCAGTAACACATCAAGCGCAACAACCAGCCTTTCGACGCAGCCGCGAATGATTGGCGCGTACCGCGACGGGCTTAACCTTGTTCAAGGCGGGTTCGTCGGGCACCTTGACGAGTGGCGCTTCTCGCAGTCTGCCCGCTACACGTCCAACTTTGTTCGCCCCGCCGCCCCCTTCCCGGACACCTGATGAACGCACGAATTACGAACGTCAACGCGGCCACCGAAGCCGAAGCCCTCGCACCGCGTACCGTCATCAATTGGGAGCCGCGAAACAACACGGGCAACGTGTACTTTGAATGCGCGAAGTACTACCGCACGGCGGGCACGTTCGATTACTTCGGCGCACCGGAGTCTGACGGCGGAATCAGCGTGAGCCTTGAGGACTTGTTGACGCGATCCGTGGACGTTCCGACGCCCTAGGGGCCGGTTAGCGTTCCGCTGCCCTTGCTCATGGGCGCTATCAAGGTGCTGTTTGACCAGCTTTACAATGAGCAGCGGGCCGGATGATGGACGCTGTTTACATCATCGGCGCGATTGTCGGCGCATTTACTCCGCTGCTTACCGGCCTCATTTGGCTGATTCGCTTGGGCGGTCGGATCGACACGGAGGCCGCACTCCGCTAGGCGCTTGAACTGCGGATCAATGGCTTTGAGGCGCGCATCTATGAAGCCTTAGAGCGGATCGAGAACAAGCTAGACCGAAAGGCGGATAAAGAGTAATGCCGACGCAGATTGACCGCACTCGGCGCGGCTGGCCTTGGCAAATCGGCGCAGATGGCGAGGTTCTAAAGGTCGTTGACGGCTGGCCTACGTGGGACGCGGAAGCCGGCGGCGGGGGTGGGGGCGGCGGCATCGGGACGAAGTGGCGGGGGTACATTTACCCTTAGCCCAATTCTTCTACCGTCTCCGCGTTCGGCTTTGCTGCGCCAATGGCAGCCGGCTTCACATCAGGCGGGATCATTAGCTCTGCCTCGCTTTGGCAGTCCCTACCTCGCGTCACCTACAACGACGGCCCGGCATCTTCGGCGGCGGCGGGGATTCGCGATGCAAACGGCTAGTTTTTGTCGGCGTCTGCGGGCTACAAAATCAGGTTTCGCGCAGGGCCGGGCGCCGGGGGCAACGTCTCTAGCCATCGCTTCTTTATCGGCCTTCGCGACACTTTTTCATCCCCGACAGACGCGAACCCTTCCACGTACACGGACATTATCGGCCTTGGGTATGACGCCGCCGACACCCAAGTGCAGATCATGCACAACGACGGCAGCGGCACGGCTACGAAGGTCGCGCTAGGCGCTTCGTTCCCCAAGCCGAGCGTCGCATCGACAAACGTTTTCGATTTGACTTTGGAGTGCGAGCCAGGCGCGTCGTCGGTTAGTTACTCCGTAATTGACGTTTCGAGCGGGAGTGTCGCGGCGGGAACAATAAGCACGAATCTTCCCGCGGCCTCTACGCTTCTCGATTGGTGGTCACAGATGAGCGCGGGCGGAACGGTGACGGCTGTCGAGTTAGGCTTCTTTGGCGTAGACGTGGAGATTGGCGCGCAGTGATTACAGCCACAAACTAGCAAGTCCGCAAAGGCCCCATTGCCGGCGTCGTCGCCGGCATCGCACTCGCTACCGGCTTCCTTATCGTCCACGAAGGCGAGGTTCTGGGCAGCTACGCAGACCCCGTTCACGGCTGGCGCGTTCCGACAGCGTGCTACGGGCAGACCGGGCCGCACATCCGCATGGGCCAGGTGTTCACCCGTGCCGAGTGTCAAACAATGTTGGACGCCGAGCTAGTCACCAAGGCGCAGCAGCTTGACCGCTGCATCACGCGCCCCCTGCCGGATCACTCCGCCGCCGCTGTCTTGTCGCTGGCCTACAACGTCGGCACATCCGCCGTCTGTGGGTCAACGCTCGTTAGGCAGGTGAACGCGGGTCAACCGCCCGCCGTCTACTGCCAGCAATTCGACCGATGGGTATACGCAGGCGGGAAGGACTGCCGCGACCCGCGTAACAACTGCCGCGGCATCGCCAAGCGGCGCGCGGAAGAAAAGGCGCTTTGCCTTGGCAACCTTTAAGTTTTAACGGGGCTTAAAAATGACCTTTGTTCAGCGAATCTTGGCCAAGGTGGGTATCTTGGGCGTGTTAGCAATCCTACTAACGCTGTCTGTCCTGCTGAACCTGTGGCAGTTCAACCGCGCGGGAAAAGCTGATGCGCGATGCGCAACACGCATCGCTGAAATGGTCGCGGAGGTTGACCGAAAGACCGCCGCCCGTGAAGTGAAGGCGCTGGACATTGCCCGCGACACGAAAGAACGCGCAGAGGAAACTGTGAATGAAATCGAGTCTGAAACCGTCCGTTACGTCGAGCGCATCCGCACGATTCATGTGCCTGTTGTTTCTGGCTGCCCCACTGAGCTTCCTTCAGGGGTGCAAAACACCCTCTCCGACGCTGCCAGAGCCGCCAATAGTTTCGTGCCAGCAAGGTAAAACGAGGCCCGTCCCCGACCCGCCATCAAACTGGTGGCAAGACGGGCCGGAGTGGGCGGTGGTGACACTTGGCATTCTTCAGCAGGAGAGGGCGCTTAGGGCCGCTGAGGCCGAATGCCTGTCTAGGCTCAGGTCGTCAGGGGTCATTCGCTGACCCGGCCCAAAAGGGGTGATGCTTTGCCTTTTCCGCAAGGTAGGCCGAGTGGGCATCTTCCGCCGACTTGAAGTGCCCGATGTGAATCGGCTTTCCGTCCACCTGAATTCTTGCCAGCCAGCGCTTCCTGCATCGATCCCAGGCCACCCCCAAAAAACCGCTCTTACTGCGCTTTTTTGGCCCGCTCCTGTTCTGGACATTCTGGCCCTGAGTGGCGTCTCTAAGGTTGCAAATGCGATTGTCTGAGCGGTCGCCGTTTGCGTGATCAATGACGCCGGACGGCATCTCTCCGTAGGTGAACATCCATGCGAGCCGGTGGGCGTACTGACGCCTGCCGTCAACGTAAATTTGGACGTAGCCCAAGCTGTTTTTGTACCCGGCAATCTCGCCTGCCTTGGCTGGGCCGCTATTCACCTTTCTAGTGAAGTGCCCCGTCTCCGGATCGTATGAAAAAAGCTCGGCCAGCCGGTCTTTTGTGATCATTTGCCCCTCCCTAGATCAACATAAGGTTGGGGCGTGGCTCGGAGTTTCAACCCGCCTGCGGTCGCAGAGCGTCATCCGCTGACGCCCCATCTTTACACCCTGACCTTCCGCAAACCCGCGCCAATGCTGGCGCGTATGGTGCCGGGCGTGGAACCCGTACCTACGTCCTAACCCGTCCTATCCTGTCCTAAGTCCTCGTTTTCTATAGGGCCGGTCTGCCATCCTGTCGTGCCTTGTGCGATCCTTTCGCACCTTGCTACACCGGATTTGCACCAATGGGCACGATCACAAGGCGCGGGAAAAGCTGGCGGGCGCAAGTCTGCGTTGACTACCGCAGGGCATCGGCCACCTTCCCGACGAAAGCGGCTGCGGCGGCTTGGATCGTCCAGCAAGAGGCGGAATTCACCGGCACGGCCACGGGCCACACCTTCGCGCAGGCTTGCGACCGCTTCGCGCGGGAAGTGTCCCCAAAGCGCCGAGGCGAGCGTTGGGAGCGCTTGCGGCTCAGCAAGTGGGGCAAGGGGCCGCTTGGCCTGCGTCCGCTTGCAAGGCTTACACCGGCTGACCTAGGGGCATGGCGCGATGCCCGCTTGGCCGAAGTCAGGCCGGGGACGGTGCGCCGCGAAATGGGGCTGATGGTGGACGTATTCACCATTGCCCGCAGGGAATGGGGCTGGATCAAGTCTAGCCCGATGCCGGATGTTCGCAGGCCGCCGAATCCACCGGCCAGGCGTCGGCGGATCACGGACGACGAGATCGCGGCAATGTCCGCCGCCCTTGGCGTCTCGGAGACGCTTCACGCCTTCACCGTGACGAACCGAATCGGGCTGGCGTTCCTGTTCGCGCTGGAAACCGCGATGCGCTCCGGCGAGGTTCTAGGGCTGCACTGGAAAGACGTTAACCCGCAAACCCGCGTGGCGACCCTGCCACGGACTAAGAACGGCGACCGGCGCGAGGTTCCATTATCGCTAAGAGCGTTGGAAATCTTAGCGGTTTTGCCACGCGAGGATGGCCCATGCCTCGGGGTCAATGCCTCACAACGTGACGCCCTGTTTCGGAAGGCCCGCAACCGTGCGGGCTTGTCGGGCTTCACCTTTCACGATACCCGCGCCACCGCGATTTGGCGGCTGAGCAAGAAGCTGGACGTTCTACAGCTTGCGCGGATGATCGGACACCGTGACATCAATTCCCTGCGTCACTACTACGCCGAATCCGCCGAAGAAATGGCGCGGCTGCTTTAAGCCGCACGCGCCAAGGCCCACCGCTGGACGCTAGGCCAATGCCAGCGCACCACGCGAGGCGAGGGCCGGAACGCAGACGGGAAGCCGGGGGAATGCTTCGTGTAGGCGTCAAACGTGGCGCGGCTCACCCCTAGGCGCTCCGCGCACTCTGCCGTTGAAATGAAGTCTGTCACGCCGCCCCCAGCTTCGCCCAAGTCACCGGCCCCGGCTTGGCCTTGACGGTCGCAAGGCGGCGCAAGGCGCGGTCTTTGTCCATGTTCAGGCGAGCCGCCAGGCCATCAGCCGTGACGGTTTCGCCCTCTATCGAATACACCCCCGCACGCTTGGCCGATCCGCGCTTGGCGGACTTGAGCGCGGCGGAAGGGGCTAGTGTGTAGGCGCTCATTC